AAACCAGTGCAATGGTGGAGGCTGTATGAGTAAGACGTTTCATCGCACCCTTGACAATGAGAAGGATGATCGTTGGAGGAGGAAAGGAGTGGTGCATCCAGGTAAAAATGATGAACCCGATGTATGCCCTGTGTGTAAAGGCACAGGTAAAGTGCCAGCTCTGTATGGAGAAACAGACTGCACAAATTGTGAAGGCATAGGTGAGGTGTATGGGACGTAAAACTCCACCCTTCCCTGAGCATCCTGCTTGGACGGAGGCCCGATTCTGGGCCTTCATTCGCTCAGCTCTTCGCAGTGCTTGGAGCAAGTGGCCTCCTAAGTATGAGCTTCTTAATGAGAATAGAATTATTGTAAAGGGTAAGAGGCACAAGTATGAATACACGTGCTCCTCATGCAAAAAGAAGTTCAAACAAAAGGACGTGCAGGTTGACCACATCCAACCCACAGGTCAGCTTAAAGATTACAGCGACCTCCCCGAGTTTGTTAAGAGATTATTTGTATCTAAAGACAAGCTCTCTATACTCTGCAAAAAATGTCACCAGGAGAAAACCAATGACGAAAGACAACAAAGACGCACGACAGCTCGTAATGCAGATGAGTAGCCTGGTTGCCTACTTTCTAACTCACGGCATTCTACACACAACCCTGCTAGATTCTCTTCGGCACAACATTGAATCGTATCTGTATGACCAAGACATTAAGGAGCAGGATGATGAAGGAGCACAGTGATGGGTCATCTGCTAACTACTACAAAATCCCAGCACTAGTAGAAGAGCTGCAAGATTTGATTGCATTCAAGAATATGAATGCACAGATAGGAGAAATATTTCGTGCTTGCTTTAGGTATGGGGAAGTGGGGCACAGTAGCAAGCTACGTGATGCTAAGAAGATGCGCTTCTACATTGACGCTGAGATTAAACGCCTTGAGATGTATGGAGAAGATGATGACTAACATCGTAAACTTTCGCAGAAGGCAAGATGATTTCAAAGAAGAAGCTATTGAAGAAATACGCAATGATTCTAATGGCTACAGGTTTTATATTACATTTCCAGAAGAAGACGAAGGAAAAGTATTTTTCTATTCCAACTTCAAGCCAGGACTTAGGGAACTTTACGCAGTGGAAACTGTCTTAGATTTTATCCGCAGCCAAATGTTTGCTGTAGAGGAGGACTCATGAAGAGTGTTATGCACGGATACTTTATTTCATACGGAGATATGCAGCTAATCGAAGACACTCTTCGTAGTATTCCTACATACATGGACACTGAAGATGCAATAGATGAGCTGCTTGAACTGATTGAAGATAAAACTCCCATCCTAATTAAATTTGGAAGAGAAAACGATGGCTGAATTTGTACTGCTGGTGTGTATGCATTTCTCCTGCTATACATCACCAGATGGATCTATCATTCAGATGGCAATAGCTCACCCAAGAGAGCACCCTGATACAACTACACGGGTTGAGTGCTGCGATGGCAGACTAAAACTTATTGCAGTTCCGATAGAAAAAGAGGCATAAGGCATGCGTATCCTTGTTATTCCTGACACACAGATTAAGCCTGACGTGCCAACGGAGCAACTAACATGGGCTGCACAATATGCAGTGGAACATAAGCCAGACATCATCATACATATAGGAGATCATTTTGATATGCCCAGCCTGTCTTCTTATGATGTGGGCAAAAAGAACTTTGAAGGCAGGAGGTATGTTAAAGATGTGAGTGCTGGCGTAAATGCTATGGAAGAGTTTATGTCTCCTATACGTAAGGAGATTAAGCGCACTCGTCGTAACAAGAAGAGAGTGTGGAATCCACAAATGATATTTACTTTAGGCAACCATGAAGAGAGGATTAACCGAGCAATTAACAATGATTCAAAGCTGGAAGGGCTCATTTCTATTGACGATTTGAAGTTAGAAGAAATGGGCTGGGAAGTGTACCCATTCTTACAGCCTGTCATAATTAATGGTGTGGCATTCTGTCACTACTTTACTTCAGGTGTTATGGGTAGACCAGTTAGTAGTGCCAGATTGATGTTAACTAAGAAGCACATGAGCTGTGTAATGGGACACGTACAAGACCGTGACATTGCTTACGCTAGTCGTGCTGATGGCACACGTATGACTGGTATATTTGCTGGCATCTACTACCAGCATGATGAAGAGTACCTAACACCACAAACTAACAGCAGTTGGCGCGGTATATGGATGTTGAATGAAGTTAAGGATGGAGCTTTTGATGAGATGCCAATCAGCCTGCCGTATTTAAGGAGCCGTTATGCTTAAATTTCTACGTATAATTACATTGCCTATTTTTTGGCTATCAGTTGTACTAAACACCTTGTTTATCTTTCCATTTAAAGATGGTAAATCTTATGCACAATATCTAGTTATGTGGAAGTGGGCAAAAGATGAAGATAAGCTGGCCATGTTTGACTTTCCCCCCGATCAATCTATGGAACGCCCCAGTGATGGACAAGCCAGTAAAAAGTCCGTGCATTAATATATGCAAACTAAATGACAATAACATATGCATTGGGTGTGGACGTACAGCAGAAGAGCTGACCAACTGGATGCGGTATAAGAACCCAGAAAGAGAGGCAATAAATGAGCGAGCATCTAAACGACTATCAGAATTATATCCATCGTAGTAGGTATGCACGTTACGTGCCAGATAAGAATAGAAGGGAAACCTGGCCAGAGACAGTAGAGCGTCTTATATCTTTTTGGGAAGAGCGATTCCCAGATGTAATGAGTGCTCCTTCAGATATAGATGATGGGACATGGTCTGAGGTACTGTACCAAGCCATCTACGAGCTGGAAATTATGCCCTCTATGCGTAGCATGATGACTGCAGGCCCTGCTCTTGACCGTGATGAAGTGGCTGGCTACAACTGCAGCTATGTGGCTGTAGATAATCCTCGTGTGTTCGATGAGATCATGTATGTCCTGCTGTGTGGCACAGGCGTAGGATATAGCGTCGAGAAGAAGTATGTAAACAAGCTGCCAGAAATCTCAGAGGAATTCCATGACACAGATACCACCATTGTATTTGCCGACAGTAAAATTGGCTGGGCTTCAGGCTACCGCGAACTTATCTCTCTGCTCTATGCGGGAAAAATTCCAAGACTTGACTTTGGAAGAATCCGACCGGCAGGTGCTCCTCTCCGCACTTTCGGAGGCAGAGCAAGCGGTCCTGAACCTCTCCGAGACCTGTGCGAATTTACGATTGAAGTATTTCGCAATGGAAGAGGACGAAAACTCACAACATTGGAAACGCACGACGTTATCTGCAAAATTGCAGAGATCGTTGTTGTCGGAGGAGTGAGGAGAAGTGCTCTTATTTCCTTGTCTGATCTTGATGACGATAAGATGAGGCAGGCTAAGATGGGAGCATGGTGGGAGAACAACGTACAAAGAGCCTTGGCTAACAACTCTGCTGTGTATGAAGAAAAGCCAGATGTTGGCAGGTTTATGGAAGAATGGAAGAGCCTATATGACAGCAAATCAGGGGAACGTGGAATCTTTAATCGACAGTCTGCTAATTTATTTGTACCAGATAGAAGAGCAGAACTCGGATATACAGATTGGGGAACCAATCCGTGTTCAGAAATTGTCCTCCGTTCCAAGCAATTCTGCAATCTCTCGGAATGTATTGTCAGATGTGAGGATACCTTTGATACTCTCCGGCGTAAAGTTAGACTTGCGACTATCCTGGGAACCCTCCAATCGACGTTGACAAACTTTCGCTACCTCTCAGCAGCATGGAAACGAAACACAGAAGAAGAGCGGCTTTTGGGTGTCTCGCTTACAGGAATAATGGATAATTATGTGCTGGCTGGAGGAGGTGACTATTTAAAGCACCCAGATACTGGCGCTAAGATGCCATTTAATATGGTTCTAGAGGAATTAAAGAATGAAGCTGTTGCTACAAATGAGAAGTGGGCTGCTCAGCTCGGGATTAACGCTTCTTCTGCTATCACTTGTGTTAAGCCTTCCGGCACTGTCAGCCAGTTGGTGGACTGCTCTAGCGGCATTCACCCTCGTTACTCTGAGTACTACATTAGAACTGTACGAGCTGATAAGAAAGATCCAATGAGTCAATTTCTAATTAGCCAGGGTGTACCACATGAAGCTGACGTCACTAAGCCTAACGATACATGGGTGTTTGCTTTTCCAATGAAAGCCCCACATACAGCAGTTATGCGTAATGATGTTTCTGCTATTCAACAGCTAGAACTCTGGCTAGTTTATCAGCAGTATTGGTGTGAGCACAAGCCATCCATCACTGTGTATGTACGTGAAGATGAGTGGATGGCAGTTGGTGCTTGGGTGTACGATCACTTTGACAGCATGTCAGGAGTTAGCTTCTTGCCTCACAGTGACCATAGCTACAGGCAGGCGCCTTATCAAGAAATCTCTGAGCAAGACTACTACGATTTAAAAGAGCGTATGCCTGTTATTAATTGGGATGAGTTCTTTGAAGATCAAGACATGACTGTTGGTAGTCAAGAATATGCTTGTGCAGGAGGAGCGTGTGATATTTGATTAACGCTCCTGTAGCTCAATGGTAGAGCAAACGGCTTATAACCGTTAGATCCAAGTTCAATCCTTGGCAGGAGCACCAATGCTAAGCCCCCTTTCGGGGGCTTTTTTTATTATGCAAATCCGCTTTCTTGTACTGCCTCTGACCATCCTGCTAGCCATTGCTCTGCAGTTAGACCTTTAGCATTCCTATTAGTTGGAGGTGGATTAGCAT